TAGCATCGATACGTCTACCAATTTCCTCTTCAGCCATTTCCATAGTAATATAAAGAACATTTTTACCATACATCAGATGATTAGCTGCCATGTGACATTTGATAAGTGATTTACCACCACCAGTTGTTGCCAATAACACCGTCATAGATTTACGAGGTAGTCCGCCTTTAGTTATTTTATTGAATATATCAATGTCGAATGGAATACGCTCTTCCTTTCTGTGGTAATGCTCATATCGGTCATCATGATCTTCCAGGAAGTCGTGACCAACTGATTGGTCAAAACTGATACCTAGTGAATCAGATAGGATTTTTGGAATTTCTCCCTTGCTGACATCACCTTCGTTACCATCCAGAATGTTAATACTTCTACGAATTGAATTATAAAGGTCCTTATCCTGGCAGAATTTTTCTGTTTCAGATAATAGGAACTCTACATTGGTAGATGTATCTAGTTCGAGACTTGAAATAAGTTCAGATGTTTGGTTAAAGATATCTTCGTTGAGGTCTGTCCTATGGTCAAGAGCAATACGCAGGGCCTCCCTTGAAGGAGGCTCTTTGTATTTTTCTACGTAGTCAACAGCTGTGGAAAACAATTTCCGAAATGCAATATCATCAAAGTAATCTTCTTTTAAATATGGAAAAACCTTACGGCTGTATTCCTCATTCAGTATCAGATTCGATAGTATTGTCTTCTCGATCATTGTGTCCCTCCACATTCGTTAACTTATATTTATGCTCGACAAACAGTTTGAAGGATTCGTCCTTCATTAAGTTCTCGAAAAACTCATCATCAGATTCGATGTCTTTTGACCTGCGTTTGCTGCCAAGGACCTCACCTGTTGATTTATCAACCACATTATACCACCCTTGCGTGGCCACTGACAACCATCCACCTTCAAGTGCAAGGTCAAACAGACTGGAATATTTTTGTATTCCTGAATCATATAAAACCTTAAATGGTAGTTTTGCCTTCTCTTTTACATACCTTGATTTTTCAATGTTGATAGTAAATTTAAAGCCAGACAAGTCCTTACCATCTTTTTCCTGTGCTTTGGAAATAATAAAGATTTGGTTAGCAGAATAATAGATACCAGTACCACCTGATACAATATTCTTAGGAAATAATCCAATTTCCTTATAAGTGTGGTTTACAGCAATACACGGAATGTCCTTGCCGGTAAGTTTAGGTGTGACAATACGGAACAATGATTTTAATTGTTTCGCACGAGACATATCAGCAACTGATTTTTCATTTTCAGCATCCTCAACCTCTTTACGAGATGCAAGGTTACCGATTGAGTCAATCATTACAAATACACGGTCGCCTTTGTCAACCTCATTAAGCCTTTTGGTGATATCAAATTTTAATTGTTCGACATCCTCAATTGGAATGTGTACGACACGGTTAATGTCGATATTATAACTCTCCAAATACTCGGGAGTGATACCATATTCTGAATCATATAGTAGTGCAACACCGTCCTTATATTTGTTGAGATAGGCCTTCATACAATAAAGACCGAGTAGGGTTTTAAAACTCTTTGATTCCCCAGCAACAACTGTCAAGCCAGGAATAAGTCCACCATCGAGAGAGCCACTGAATGCAATATTTACAATCGGTAGTTCTGTTTGAATGGGATCTTTTTCCTGAAAGAAAGCTGATTTGGATAGAATAGCAGAGGATTTTACTGACCCTGATTTGAGCATTTTATCAAGCAAACTCATAATTTATTCTCCGGTTAAGATTTGTTGTAATTTATCAGCGAAAGCATCAAGCTTTGCATAACGATCTGGCCAATAGATATAGTCCTTTTCTGGATTCGCCTTAAGGTTATTCAGTAAAGGAGTAATCGCATTATATAAAAGTTGAGCCTTTTCAGCCTCAGATTGTGCAGTTGCCGAAGCAGTTTCTGCCACAGATCTTGTCTCTTGTACAACGGTTAGTTCGTCCTCGGTCATAGCTGTAAAGCCAAAATCGAAGTCTAGTATAGTTTCTGTCTTATCAGACATAATTATCTCCTAAAAGGTGGAGACCAAGGCCCGAGCTGTACGTGTAAACACGAGCTCTTTTGAATGCCGAGGTCTCCATAATCATATTATTAGCTTCTTGCAAGCTCTTTAAAGATTGATAAATCATCATCGTCATCTGATGAAACCGAAGCCTCAGCAGTTGGCGCAACCGGAGCAGATTCTGATTTTGATAGATTACTCAAATCCAAATCATCACTGTCTGTCTCAGCAGCTGTCTCAAAAGGTGCCGCGGCACTTTGCTCATTCGTATCGTTAGATAAATCCAAAACTCTATTGAGTTTAGTTTTTAACTCGGAGTAAGACTTAAAGTTTTTAGGGTCAACCATGTCTTGTAGAGAATGCTCTTCGTTCCAAACTCTTTCCATTTCTGCGTCATCATCAAATAATGCCTCAGATGGGTCAAATTCAGATTTGTCATAGTTAGGGTAACCTTCGAACTGACGAATTTTCAGTCTAAAGTTAGCACCTTCCCATAGGTCAAAAGGATTCACTGCTGATTCATCTTCAAAAGATGGATTCATCAGATCATTTAGTTTATCAAAGATTTTCTTACCGAATTGGTACATGAAAACCTTACCTTCGTTTTCTGGATTCGCTGAATCCTTAACGATATAAACATTAGCAATATACTTCAGCCTACGCTTCTGTTTTCTTGCTTGTTCCTTATCTGCTTCAACACCCGTATTCCAAAGTTTGGAATTGTACTCGGAAACCGGGTCGTCCTGGTTTAGAGTAGTTAGGGAGTTTTCGATATACCACAACCCTGTAGGTCCTTGGAAACCATGGTCCCAAATCCTTACAAAAGGCATTTCTTCACCTACTGGAGCTGGAAGGAATCGAATGACTGCGAAGCCATTACCTGCCTTATCTCTTGTAGGTTTCCACATCTTGCCAGCATTTGGATCTTGATAGGATTTTGTGGTGATTTTCTCAAGTTGAGAGTTCAACTTTTCGAGAGTATTTTTTCTGTTCTTCTTTAATGAAGAAAAGTCTTGTAGTGCCATAATAGTTCTCCTGTATGTATAGCGTTATATTGCGTTATATTGCGATTAGAAGAAAAATTCGCGGACAATGTCCTTGAACCTCTTTTCATCATATGCCAAGAAAGGTTTATATTTCTTGACAAGTCTTATTATATCATAAGCTACAATTTTGTCAACCACTTTTTTGTCCCAATAGGAAAAAATGTTAGCTGAATGAGCCAAGATGGTCAACGTTTCCAAACTAATTTCCCTTTGCAGGTATTTAGTCATTATATAAGGGTGTTGCCCATCATATGATATAAAATTTTGTTGGTAGTCCTCATAGAGTTTTCCCAAATCACTTTTGAAGTTGTAGCCTAAGGCTTCAATTTTCTTCTTCCATAGTATATATCTTTCTTCGGCCTCCTCATCGAGAAGGTCTCTGACCCAGATATCGGGTTTTACCAAAACATTGGCTAGTATGAGTCCTTGATTGTCCTCACGCTTCCCAAGTTTAGCAAAGCTGTAAGCATCATTACGAGACTGAAAGGTGTTAATATTTGCCCTTACCTTCCCGTTATACTTAAAATAATCATAGTTATCGGTAGTAAAATGTCGTTTAATTGCCAGAAACCTGACATACGTATCAAATGATTTATCACTTGCAATGGTCTGTGATATCTGGTTCATTATCTGATTCTACCATCCTTAATCCTACTGCCTCTGTGCGAATTTTCTCTTTTAATATAGAAGATTTTTTCACAATCTGTGCGACAGTTTCAATTTCAATTTCGTTTTTTTCTGCAAAGTCCACTAGAGCTTCAATATAAGGTACACCTCGTGAGATGTGCCTGCTTATTTCGTGGTGTATTTTATCTGGTGTTAATGCAACAACAGTGTTTGTAGGTTCTTCTAGTGGTAAGTCTTTAGTCATTGTGTATATTATATCCTAAAATGCTTCCAATGTCAACCATTATTTTGCATTTGTTTTTTGTTTGATTATGGTGACCATTATAACACGTATTAGTGTGTTTGTCAACCGTTATTATAAAAAGTTTATTGAGTTATAGGGGCTTACTTCTATATGTTCTATCCGACTGTCTGGCACCAAGATTTCTAAATGTTGATGTTTGACTATGACAGTTAGGACACAACAATTCTAAATTTTCTAACACATTATTATATGCATGACCGTCTATATGGTTTACTTCTAAAGCTATTGGCTTACCATTCCACTCTTCAATGCCACACGAAGAACACTTTTCACCAAACTCTTCAGTAAGCATTCTACGATTCCAACGGCCTTTAGCATACTGCAGGTTTTTATCTTTGTATTCACCTCGCTTGAAGGCTTCAATTTTCAACCTACTCTGGTAAAACCCTTGGCAACTATTATTACAATAGACGCCTGAAGTTTCTTTGCCACAATTCTTACAACTATTCATCTAACATCTCCTTTTCTTTTATTTATAAAAAGCAGTTGTTCGACAATCAGTTGCTCTACCAACTGAGCTATACCGGCAATAGTGTATATTATAACAGGTTCAGAGTCTGATGTCAACCAATTTCTTCAAATAATACGTCATTGACATATTGTTCTTTTCGCTCTTCAGTAATCCCCATTGCAAGGATTGAACTATGCAACATTTTATTCATCTTCTGATTAATGCAATATTTGTTTTGTGCGTCAGTAGTATCAATGTCTTTATTATTTGTGTAAACCTGGTTGAGGTACCTTAGATAAAATGACTGAAGTTTTACTGCTGTATCACATAATTGGTCCAATTCCTCACCAACCTTAACTGTACCAGCTGCCATCATATCAGTTGAAAATATTTCCTGAGCCCAAGGAGGTAATTCCCTTTCGCGTTTCCAACTTAAATCCTTGACTGTTTGATGAAAGTATTTCTGATAAGTGTCTGTAACTATACCATCATGAATTTTACTATAATCACAGAAAACACCACTGACCTTAGCAGGGGTAGCTACTATGTCTAATCCAAAAATCGGTAAATCAATATGTGTATGTGGAAATACATTAATATGCATCAGCCACATTTTATTCTTTCCAACCGGTTCAATTGTTTTTAAATGTGCTTTTCTAATATGGTTTGATTCCCAGAACCAATCTGACCAACCATCCAAATCTGCTGTATGTTTGGGATTATCAATTCTTGTGAGATATTCATCAAACGTTGATGTGAGCTCTGCCGACAGGTCTCTTAATCTTGTAAACAACTCACTCATCGTAGTCGTCTTCGCCATTTGCTTTTGCAAGTAAAAATTCTTCAGACAGATATTCCTCTGGGCTTTCTAAATATTTTTCCATTAATTCCTGGAAGAGTCTCTCAGCATATTCAAAACAAATTTTGGCCTCATTTTCCATGCCATCATGTAGTAATTCTCTTACTGATTTAATTAATCCAGCACGGTCCTCAAATTCATACATGAGTCCTTGACCTGGAATATTTTTCTTAATGATTTGGCCACCATGCGCGTCACCAAAATGGCGAACGTATAAATGAGCTAAAAGGTCATCAGATTTTCCATCTTCAAGCAATGTTTGTATGTGGTGATTATATTCTATTACAGATTGAAAATTATCCTCTACCTCATCTAAATCATATAAGATTTCTAATTCATTTAAATCATCTTCCATTAAGGTAGATCTAAAAATTGGTTCAAGCTCTGGTGGAACTTCTACAGCAGATTCCAAAACCATATAGTTCTGTAATTGTGCGTGTAAATATTCCTGGTATAGTTTTGGCTTGATGTTTCCAGATAAGAGCATATCTGCAAATTCGGTTCTTTCAGCACTATCATGATGTGCTCTGGTAAGTTCTTTTAAGTTATTTGACATTCATTTCACCTCTATTAAGTATTATAGTCATTATATATCATTAACTATTTATAAATAGCTTAAAGATTCATATTTGGGAGAATTATGATGATAGGTTTTTTACTAAAAATTATACAGAGTATTGTGGTAAAACTGGCTATGACTGGAGCATTAAGCTTTATGAAGCCATGGTTATTAAAGGCTGATAAATGGGCCGAAGACAAATTAGGCATAGACATAGTAAAACAGGATAAAAAATTCCATCAAGCATGGCCTTTGGTTTCAAAGCGTATAGCAAAATTGGAAAAAGATTCACATCCGCCTATCGAAAAAGGTGGTGCGTCAGAATTAAAAGCTGAAATCATGGCCTTAGTAAAGAGACTCGAAGAATTAGAAAAAAAATATAAAAAATGATAGAACTCACAGATGAAGCAATATCTAAGGCGATTGAGAGAACGGCAGTTCCTAATCCAAATAATATCAGACTTGGTGTTACTGGTGGTGGTTGTGCTGGTCACGAGTATGTTATTCAGTATGCTGAAACTATTAATGATGACGATACACTAATAGACTATGGTAAATTTAAAATAGCTATTAATGAAATGTCTAAAGAATATTTGGAAGGCAGTACATTAGATTGGGTTAAAGAAGGTATTAATGAATATTTTAGAATCATTAATCCTAAAGAAGAATCCGTTTGTGGTTGTGGGATATCAGTAAATTTTAAGGTTTAAAGAAAATGATTGACGGTGTAATATTAGGTGTGGCGATGGTCGCTGCTTTTTGGTGTGTAGTAGGTTTACTAATACAATCAGAAGGTAGCAAAGGAATTACCGAGCCATATCAAACTAAATCAGGTGTTCGTCGCACTGCAAAAAGTATCAGATCAGACTATATTGTTTAACTGATACGTAAAGGAGAATATATGTTAAATTTCGATTTAATTAAAGGATATGTAACGCTAGGAAAAGACTGGGTATTATCACGCTTGGGAGAAAGAACTTCTCTTGATGGTGGTGTTCTGGTTGGAATCTGTGGAGCATACTTATTGTTAGGTGGATTAATTGATATAGTGGCATGGGGTGGTTTACTCTATGGTGCATGGACACTTTGGAAAGCAGAGGTAAAATAAAATGGCTGAAGTAGAAAAAGGATATGTAGAGAAACATCACCCAGCTGATACAAATGGCGACGGTAAGGTTTCAAAAGTAGAACATGATATGTTTCTTGAGTTCAAAAGAAAAGAGCTCGAAGATGCAGATGCAATGCGAGATGCCCAGCGTAAAATGGCTTGGTTCTCTTTATATGGAATGTTAGCATATCCAGTTATGGTAATTGGAGCTAATGTAGTAGGTCTTGAAAAAGGGGCTGATATATTGGGCGATATGGCAGGAGTATATTTTATTGCTGTTGCTGGTATTGTTGCAGCATTCTTTGGTGCACAGGCAATGACCAAAAAGTAAATATTATGTTTGAGAAAAAGGGACCTTCGGGTCCCTTTTTTATTATTTGGTAGGACTGAGAACTGTCACTGTTGTGGTGTCGTTATAGTCTCCATTTCTGAAATCTCTAACTGATACTTCTTTGTGAAGTTTTCCATCAATCATTTTATAATTAATTATTTCCTTGCGAAATACACCTTCCATTTTGTCTAACACGGTCTTAAAAGGCCCTGTTGATTGAGCGTCATAAGGTTCTGACTCTGCCTTGTTTATTCTATCCACCATTGCCAATTTGGCTGGTGTTAATGTTTCAATTTTTTGTTTCATAGTATATCCTTTCTTATTCGTAGTGAGCGAATCCGTTCACCATTGTTTTTGTAAAACCTGCATTACTCATTTGTTCGTCCAAATAAGTGTTTCGTTCCTGGTCAGAAATCATTTCATAACTCATTGAAGTGAGTCCTGGATTATCTGCCAACCATGCCAATTTGGCTTTTTCCAAACATTCCAATACAGTCGGTTCGGTCGGAGCATTTGTTTCCCAATCTGGAGTTAAAATTTGTACATCAATGCCAGATGGCATTGTTAAAATATTACTGGGCTCTATTGGAGTTGTTGGTTCTGGGGTCGGTAAATTTTCTGGTAATTCTTCTGTCATAATAGTTTTAATGCTCCATAGTTTACTTGATAATAACCATTTGAATTCATCACTACAGCCTCGGGCATATATTCCATAACCTCTTGTGCGATAACACCTATAGTAGGACCTGAAACATTAAGAGATTTTGCAAGTTCATTCCATTCCCAAGTATAGGTCCTGTGTCCATTATTTTTGCCAAGGTAGTGTATATTTGTTTTTAATCTGTGGTCTGAAGCTCTCCAATAATAAGGAAGAATTGCTCTATAACCACTTACGCCATTTTGAGCTTGTAAGAAGTAATATCTTGTTCCACCAGACCATCGAAATCGGTTAGATGTTGACCAAACACCACTAAATTGTGATGGGTAACTAGCTGATGTACTATTTCCATAATAATACATATCGTCACCTATACCATATCCATAATCTGTTGTTCCACGCTGAGAGGGGGTCGGGTTAAATCTGAGCCACCACCCACCAGAATAGAACCAAAACTGTAATCGTTCATAACCAGGTCCTGGTAGGAATACTGGTCGGCCACGAACTCTATGTGAATTACTATCTGACATAGTACCCCAAGCCCATGAACCATCACGGCCACGATATTCTGAATTATAGACTGGATTGTTTCTGGGACCATAATAAAAATCCAGCTCTGAATAATACTGGGGGTTTCCGGACCTTGTTGATGCCATTACGGTCTAACCTCTATTATTAATGGATAAAATTTGGGTGAATCAATACCGACAGTCGCGGGACATGTTACTTCAAGAGAAGTCGTATGAGCGACCGGTAAAGAATTGACGTGAATATATGTATCACCATCATCTGGTATGCCGGATATCGTCACGACTGTGCCA